CTCTTCCTTGAACTCTTCATACTGCTACGTCAACGACGTGGAGGTGAAGCTGCCTCCTGCGGTGATGGCGCAGTATGAAGAGTTCAAGGAAGAGTTGATCCTCGAACTGCGCAGAGAGGTACAGATCACCGCAGCCAACGCCGCCGTGCTGGTGCGCAAGTTATTGCAGTTCACCTCCGGCGCGATCTACGACGGCGAGAAGAAAGCGCACGAGGTGCATGACTACAAGACCGAGGCGCTGGCGAAGCTGGTCAAGGAAACCAAAGGCCCGGTGCTGGTGCTCTGCGACTTCAAGCACGAACAGGATCGCATCCGTCGCAAGTTCCCACAGGCCCGCTTCTTCGCCGATGCCCGGACGCCGATGCTCCAGATGCAGCTCATCACGCAATGGAACCGCCGCGAGATACCGATCCTCGTCGGACACCCGATGTCCATGGGTCACGGGCTCAACCTGCAACAAGGGTCGAAGACGATGGTGTGGATGTCTCTCACCTACTCCCGCGAGTCCTACGAGCAGACCATCGCCCGCCTCCACCGCCGAGGGCAGAAGGAGGTGGTCACGGTTCACCGGCTCATGGTTCCCGGCACCGTCGATGACGTGGTTGCCGAGGTGCTGGAGGAGAAGCGCAACACCGAGCAACGGCTCCTCACCGCCCTGATGCTGTTGGAGGGCGATCACAAGGGGCGCACCCCATTGAAGTTCGCTCCCGAACCCGAAACGGAATTTGACGAGGAGGCGTTCTGGGGATGAATATATTTAAGTCATCCACGGTGGTTATGGACGAAAAACTTGCCGAAATAACCGGCATGTTCGACTACCGTTTTGATGGAACCACTGAGGTATCCCTTGGAGATACCGACGATCTCCCTGACAGGGACGGCAAGTGGTCTCTGGGGGTCATAGTCGGAGCTTCTGGCAGCGGCAAATCCTCTATGGCTATGGAGAAGTACGGGTTTTCTCCCCTACCGACATGGGAGCCTAGCAAAGCGGTGGTCAGCCAAGTTGACCACCGCAGACTCTCCGCCGTCGGGTTTAATTCCATAAGAAGCTGGTGCAAGCCTCGGCATGTGCTTTCCACGGGGGAGGGTTTCAGGGCGGACGCAGCCGCTTCGCTTAAATCGGATGCTTGCTTGGATGAATGGACCTCAGTGGTGGATAGAGACGTGGCCGTGTCGTGCTCAAATGCCGCCGGTAAATACATAAAGAAGTTTGGCCTTCGCGGGGTGGTGCTTGTCACTTGCCACAGGGACATCATCCCTTGGCTGTCCCCCGACTGGGTATATGACACCAGTAAAGGTCTTGAATGGCACGCTTCCCCTGCCCCAGAGATAATTCTGAGCATAGAGAGGTGCAAGTCTTCCGAGTGGTGGCCTTTGTTTTCAAATCACCATTACCTAGACGGAGGCATAAACCCAGCCAGCGAGTGCTATCTAGCAAAGTGGGGTGACAGGCCGGTCGGGTTTTCCGCCTCACTGTCTTTTCCGAGTGGCAGTCTGAAACAAGCATATAGGAGCCACCGTTTGGTAGTGCTGCCAGAATTTCAAGGCCTTGGCATAGGGGTTCGTTTATCCGAGCACGTCGCCCGTCTTTTTTTGGACAGGGGGAAAAGATACTTTGTCAAAACCTCCCACCCAAGATTGGGGGAGTACCATGACCACTCGCACCAATGGAGACCCACCAGCAAAAACCGCAAGGACCGAAAGGACTACGGAAGACAGAGCGTCACTAAAGAGAGCGGGTACAAGCACCTGCATAAAAACAGAGTGTGCTACTCTCACGAGTTCGTAGGGGACTTTAACGAGGAAGCGTTCTGGGGGCGAACCTCTCGCAGCGTCGGCTTGAGTATCAAACCTGCCGAAGAAACGGGGTTTGACGAAGAATCGTTTTGGGGTTAAAATTTAACACTATGGAAACCGAAATACCGACGCCGCCCGAAGGGCACGTTATGGAAACCGAAATACCGACACCGCCAGAAGGTTACACCCTGCTGCTTGGGAAAAACGTGCCGAACCCGGTGCCAGAGAGGACTTTGGTTTGGATATTCAACTGGTCCTCGTCGACGTTTGTAGGAGGGGCAGTTACCTCGGTGTGCGAGGATATGTGGTACGCCGTCCCGACACCGACACCGACACCGACACCGACACCGACACCGACACCGACACCGACACCGACACCGACACCGACACCGACACCGACACCGTCCATCTCCGAAGAAGCCGCAGCCGTTGTGGCCGGGGACCGCGCAGACGATTACGGCAATGTGAACGAGTCCTTCGCCCGCATCGCAAAACTGTGGAGCGTCTACACCGGGACGACCATCAGCCCGTGGGACGTGGCGCAGATGATGATCCTGCTGAAGGTCAGCCGCGCCAAGACGAGCACGAAGCGGGACACCTTGGTGGACATCGCCGGGTATGCTGAGTGTGCCGGTCAACTGAGCGCAAAGGATTCGCCACCACCACCGCCCCATGACCGCTCCGCAGCCTAACGCTTGAGCTATGGCTGCGCCGCCTAAAACATCTAAACTCAAGGGTAAGCGTTCTCGGCGCTTGCCATCAGCGGATTGTTCGCCGTGTCCGTTTTTGAAACGCACAATCCACCTTAAAGTGTCCGAGCATCCCTACTTACGCAGGGATGTAAGATTTATTTTATGGGCTACCAAGAAGCCCAAGTGGGGGTGTCGTGGGCGCTGTTGGAAGTTCTACGGCGAACCAGACTGCGACGGTGCGATCTGGCACGTCGAAGGGGACACGCTGGCGTTGTTACATGAATGCGTGCATCTCGCGCACCACTTGCTACGTCGCAGGGTCTTTTACACCCGCCCAGCGATGCTGCGAGTCTATGACGATCTGGGCCACAACAAAATCAGTCGTGAGGAAAAACTCTGCCACCTCGTAGCGGCTTTGCAGTTTGAATGTTTGGCGAACAAGGTATTATCTGAACCTCATGCGAATCGTGAGTGACAAACCAAACTGACTGATGCCTCCGCCCGCCCAACCCAGCCGCACTCACATCGTCCGTTACGGATTGGAGTGGGGTCGTCTCAAAGCGGTGCCGCGCACCTCCGCCGGATACGATCTGCTCCAGGAAGTGTGGATCGAGAAGTACATCCTCGGCAACTACGATCAGGTGAAGGGGATGAAAGGGGCGACCCTGAATCCGTGGACGTGGCACTTCCGCAGGTTCATCTCGCTCATCCTCGACCGAGACGAGGTCAACCCTCGCTACCGTTTCCAGTGGAACCCGTACGCCATGCGGATGCTTGAAGCGGCCTACGAGAACAACTTCCTCGCCGTCGCCGGTCACGCCAGTTGCTCGAAGTCCGAGTTCTTCGCCATCTACGCCGTCGGGCGCTTCCTGATCGGGGCGAAGTTCCCCGACGCCAAGGAGGCGTCGCCCGAGTTCGTGAAGGTGTTCATCACCTCGACATCTTTGGACGAATCACGTGGTCGTATCTGGGGCGTTGTCGAAGGTTACTGGACGGAGTTCTGCCGCTTCTTCGGAGGAGAGCAGTACATGCAGGCGAAGCTGGTGTCATCCGCCGGGAAGATCGTGCGCGTGGGATTGGACGGCAGGCAAAACCAGTTGTCCGGTATCGCCCTGGTGGCGGGAGGCAAGGGCCACGACAAGGACGCATCCACGAAGATCGGCTTTAAGAACCGCTGTGTCATCTTCATTGCCGACGAGTTGCCGCTCCTCACGCACAGCCTCTACAACACAGCCATCACCAACCTCCAATCCAACGAGTACCTCCAGTTCATCGGCATAGGCAACCCCACATCCCCCTTTGACCCGCTCGGCGTCTTCATGGAACCGGATGAAGGGTGGTCCGCTATCGACGAAACCTTCGACGGGTGGAAGACGAAGCGTGGATACTGCATCCGCTTCGACGGTGAGAAGTCACCCAACGTGCTCGCCGGTCGGGAAATCTGGAAAGGCATTCTCGGGTTGCGCACCGTCACTGATCTGCGGGAGAGTCTCGGACCCAAGTCGCCGGAGTACTACCGCATGGTGCGTGGTTTCCTCTCCCCAGACGGCGACGCCAACGCCATCTACACCGACACCGAGATCACCAGCAGCGGCAGCCAGATGAAAGTTTCGACGTGGCTCTCTCCGGCCACGACCATCGCTTTCCTCGACCCGGCGTTCAGCCATGGCGGCGACGAAGCGGACATGTGCATCACCAAGGTCGGGGACTACTACTCCGCCATCCACCAACGCAACGTGAAAGGTATCGAACTGGTTGAGGTCGTGAACCTCATGGCGCAGGTGGACGCCAGCGACAAGTCCGTGGACCGCAATCAGCAGTTGGTGAACCTCTACCACGCCGAATGTGCGAAGCGCGGGATCAAGGTCGAAGACCGTGGTGTGGACTCGACGGGTGCCGGTGATCCGTTCTCGACCCTCATGGCGATCACCATGGGACGAGGCTTCCAGATGGTGAGCTTCGCCGGAGCGCCATCAGACAAGACCGTCGGCACCACCAACGCCCGCAGCGGCAAGGACCGTTTCGCCAACAAGGTGTCCGAGTTGTGGTACGTTGGCAAAGATTTCATCAAGGCTGGACAGGTTCGCGGCCTCGACCCTGAGACCTGCATACAGATGTGCGCGAGAATGTACAAGCTGGTGGACCGGGAGAAGGTGGAGGTGGAGTCCAAGCGACTGATGAAGCAGCGCACCAACGGACGCAGCCCTGACCGCGCCGACGCCTTCTTCGGTTGCATCGAGATCGCCCGTCGCCGCCATGGTCTGACATCGCTCGTCCGTGCCGCACGCAAGACCGCAATGCCCTCCGCACCGGTCAGCCAGAACGCCAAACGCCTCACCGCCCTGGAGGCTGCCACGACCGCTCGCAAGGGGGGAGCCAAGTTCTCAGACCTCATCCAGCAATCGGTCAGCAGCAACTCGGGATGGGCCGGACAGAATTTCCGTTGACATTCACCCTATACAACACGACAACCCCTGAACATGGACTCCTCCTACTACGACGCCGACTACTACCTGGACGGCTTGAACAGCGGCAAAAGCAACTATGAAAATTACAGTTGGCTACCCGACCTGACCCTCCCCATGGCGGACCACCTGAAGCGGGCGCTCCAGCTCAAAGACGGCGACACCGTGCTCGACGTAGGCTGTGCGCGTGGCTACCTCGTCAAAGCTCTGCGCATGCGCGGGGTGAATGCGTTCGGCTACGACACCAGTGAGTGGGCCATCGCCAACTGCGACGAGGGTGTGAAAGGCTACGTCGGCAACACGCTGCCGGGGGATCGCTACGACCACGTCGTGATGAAGGACGTGGCAGAACACATCCACCCCGATGATCTGCACCACCTGCTTAGCACCCTGCTGGTGAGCACGCGCAAGTCCATGCTGCTGATCGTCCCTCTGTCTGCGCAGATCAACGGGCTTTACCTGCGCCCCGAAGACAACGCCGATTCGTCTCACATCATCCGCTGGCCTTTAGAGCAGTGGATGCGATTCATCCACAAGATGGTGATCGGAGGCATCTGCAACGAGTTCATCGTCACCGGGTCGTGGCACTACCCGGGGCTGAAACCTGCGTCCTCTCAAACCCCTGAGTCCTGCGGATTCATCCACATCACGCGGGCATGAGAGTCGCCGCCGTCTGCCACTTCCACGCGGAGAAATTCGCGCTGCCGGGTTTCATCGCCGCAGCCGAGGGCATGTTCGACGAGATCGTGCTGGTGTCTTCGCCGATGGACGGCACGCCGGAAGACCCGGAGACGATTGCCATTGCCGAAGCGTCCGGTCACAAGCTCATCCGCGACACCCTGAGTCAGGGCTTCGGGGCGTTGCGCACCCGCTGCATCGGGTATTCCTCCTGTGAATGGGTGATGATCTTGGACGCGGACGAGCGGGTGTACGGCAACCCACCGAAGATGTCATGCTCCGGCACCGGCAAGTTTCCTGAGACGTTGACGCCTGACCTGCGTGTTACGCGATCCGGGGAGTACATCAACCAGCGCAAGAATCTGCTCGACCTGATCAGCCACGCCGAGGCGGAGAAGGCGCTCGCCATCTGTGTATCACGTCGCCACTGGTTCGGCGCTCCCGGCGAGTTCGACCGCCCGTGCCAGAACTGGACGCCGGGCAGCGGCGAACCTGACTGGCAGTTGCGCCTGCTCAAGAATACCCCTTTCCTGTGCTACGACCCCGAGGTGAAGATGCACGAGAGGTTGATCTGGACACCCACTTGGTCCGAACCCAAGTTCATCCGCGTGACTGACGGATCACTTTACATCGACCACCACAGTTGGTGGGCGAAGAACCTCGAACCAAAACAAAACGCCGAAGACGCCGCCATCTACGAACAACTCCAACCGGGTTGCGTTGGCGGCATGTGGCTGAACCATTATCCGAAAGCATGAACACTTATACCAACGCCTTTTCCTTGCTGGACCTGACTATCCACAAATGGGTGGAACGCCAAAGTCTGACCGAAATGCTCGGGCTCCCTCAAGTGGAGGTAGATAAGAAAGCGAGTTTTCTGAGCCAGACAACGGTCGAATCCGACTGGCTGAGCTTTGACGATCTGGGGAGAGTAGCGAGTGCAAAAGAGGCGTGGGGGCTTCTGGAAACGCTTTTCGGTGCGGCAGTTGAAGAAGCTAAACGCGTTTTGGGAGAGGAAGGGCGTAAGGGCGTGATACGAGTCACAGCGGAGTGGGTCAATGCCATCGACAGGACCGCAAACCCTTTCTTGGACCGAGGATTTTTTCGCCTTAGAATTATCACCAACCCGAAAGCATGAAGATTCTCAACCTCGGGGCCGGGGCAACCCGCCCCATCAACGACATCTGGACGAACCTCGACAACTGGGAGGGCGGTGGTCACGAGATCAATGAGCCCAACTTTGTCCGGCACGACCTGCGCAAGCCACTCCCGTTCCCCGACAACTCGTATGACGGGTGCCTGTGCAGCCACGTCTTGGAGCACATGGACTGCCGCGAGGCCGTGAAGGTGATGCGTGAGGTGCTGCGCGTGCTCAAGCCCGGCGGCGTCTTTCTGGTCAGCGTGCCAGACGCCAGCTACTTCCGCCGCGTGCATCCCGACGACCGGAACGAGAACTGGCCGGAGCTGTTTGAAGTGAGCGACCCGCCGAACCCGATTCCGACATGGTTCGAGGCCGCGCTCTGGTTCGACCAGCACGCTCAAATCCTCACCGAGGACTCCGTGTGGGCACACTTCGTCCGTGCCGGGTTCCCTTCGCACCTTGTCCACAACGTCGAGAAAGGCAACGTCGGCGAGTACGGTCTGCCCGCGTTTTGGGAAATGGTTCCTCACCTCAACCGTCGTAAATTCTCACTGGAAATGTGGGCACAAAAACCACTATGAACCTACCCTCCGCCATCGCCGACAAGCCCGAACTGGACACCTCCTTCACGTCCACCGGAGCCAAACTGTTCCACCATCAGGAGGCCATGCAGGCGCTCCGCGACGGGAAAGGTCGCCCCATCTCCGCGTGGTGTGCCCCCACCGATGTCTGTAACCACCGCTGTGCCTTTTGTAGCGTGGGTGAGCGCGTCGGTGACGTGCTGCGCTTCTCACAGATCAAGGACTTCATCGACCAGCTTGTGCCTCGCGGCCTGAAGTCGATCACGTTCTCCGGCGGCGGCAACCCACTGATCTACCGTTGCAAGGAAAGCGGTGCCACCATCGAGACGGTGATCGAGTACGCCCACGATCAAGGGCTGGAGGTGGCGATGATTACCAACGGGATGCCGCTGGTTCAATACGCCGAAAGGAAGTCGTGGAAAAACCTCTCCCCTCGTCACCTCGACATGTTGACGTGGTGCCGCATCTCGATGTCCGGCCTCGACCACAACCACAAGGAGCAGGAGGTGTTCGTTCCCGACTTCGATCCCGCCAAGACCGCCCTCGGTTTTTCGTGGATCATGTCTGACTCCTACGAGGAACCGACGCACAAGCACGGATGGGTGAGCACACCGGAAGACGTGAAGACGCCCGGCGGAAAGTTCATCAATGCCGAAGACCGGCTGTCGTGGATCGAGGAGCGCATCAAGCACTACGTCGAGAAGCACAACCCTCGGTACGTCCGGCTGCTCACCAACTGCTTGCAACCGGAGCGCATCGAACACCGGCACGCCATCCTCCAAGAGATGGCCGCACGCATCAACCCAGCCATCGTGTTCTCGCAGAACAAGCCGCCACGGCAGCCGAAGAAGTGCTTCAAAGTCCTGACTCGTCCGTGCTTGAACGCAGATGGCTGGGTATATCCGTGCGACAGCGTCGTCTTGAACCGCACCGCAGGGCACAAGTTCGACTCCGTGTGGCGCGTCTGCCCCGGCGCGGAAGTCGGCGAGATGCTCGACCATCCCGAGAAGTACCAGATGCCGGACAACGTGTGTCCAGGGTGCGTGTTCGCCGATCAGGTCGATCTCATCAACGACATCGTCGGCGGGCGCGAGACGCCGCTGCCGCCTGACCCCGTGAGCCACGTCAACTTTGTGTAGCCATGAACATCTCCTCCACAGGCGACCTCGGGGACGCGATCTACCTCCTCAATATCATCCGGCAAATCCCCGGAGCGCCCCACACCCTCTGCCTGCGCTCATCGCCCACGACGAAGGCGAAGGGGCCGGAGGGGGTGCAGCGCATGTTCGAGCTGCTTGAGCCGTTGGTGAGGCTGCAACCTTACATCAAAGACATCCAGATCATCCAGCCCGGCGATCCCGTGGACTGGAAGAGCGAGGACTTCCGGGTGGTTGGACACTACTCCAAAGGGGAGACCCTCATGCGGGCGCACCTCAAGCACCTGATCAAGGTGAAAGGTGTTGGAGAGGGATTCACTGCCGCCGAGCCGTGGCTCTTTGGCGCTGCCCCGTCGCCACGCTCCAAGGGGCGCGTCGTGATCAACCGCACCGGGCGCTACCGCAACGAAGCACTCCCGTGGAAAGAGGTGGTCGCGCACTTTCGTCATCGCCTGATCTTCGTTGGTATGCACCACGAGTGGCGAGAATTTATAGGACACCACGGGTACGTCGAGTTCCAACCTACCACGACCATGCTGGAGGTGGCTCAACTCATCGCCGGGTCCGACCTGTTCATCGGCAACCAGTCCTGCGCCAACGCCATCGCGGAGGGGTTGAAGCATCCCCTGATCCAAGAGACGCACCTGGAGTTCCCCGACTGCATCTACGTTCGCCCAGGTGCGTCACACATCGCGGACGGCGTCGTCACCCTCCCCGATGGCACCGTGCTCAAGGGAGTCCGCCCCAAGGGTGAGAAGAAGACTCACACCACCCCGCCGGGTAGCTGGAAATACAACGGTGTATCTTCTCCCGTTTTCAGTCTTCTCGTGAGAGAAGTTGCAAGCAGGGAAAATATCACTATTGGTGAAGCCGAGGACCGCGTGTACGACGCCAATGTCGAACGCTGCCCGGACTTCTTCGCAGATCACGGGGAGAAGGCCAAGTTCCTCCGCGTCCAACAAGCACTCGAAAATTACAGACTATGAAAATCATCGTACCCGTCTCCGCCCACGACAAGCACCTGCTCCCCGCCTTCACTGATTGCCTGCTCAAGTTCGGCGGCTTGGAAGAGCATCCCGTCATCTTCTTCCCGTTGCCAGCCGCCAAGGAGGAAACCTTCGTCGCCGCCGAGCGTCTCGGTGCAGAGGTGCATCCGCTTGAACAGAACTACGAAGGCGGGTCGCCGCTCGCCCCCAACCGCCACTTCGCCAACACCGTGTTCGCGCTCGGGCAGATGGGCAACACCTCGCCGTTCCTGTGGATGGAGTTGGACATGCTGCCGGTGAAGCCGCGATGGGCCGTCGCCCTGTTCGAGGACTACCGCTACGGCGGCACACCGTTCCGAGGGGCTGTCGTGGACACGCCCTTCAACGACAAC